GGGTTTCTCTTTAACAAAGTCTCCTAACAAACATCTTTCTCCGTAACCTACATAACCAGGCGGGGAACCTATAAGTTTACTCACAGAGTGCTTATCCATATACTCTGACATATCTATTTTGAGAAAGTTGCTCTTATTGTGAAAAAATTCTTCGCTTATAAGTTCACATAAATAAGTTTTACCTACACCAGTAGGACCAAGAAATAGAAAGCTAGCTAATGGTCTTGTTGGATCCTGCAGGCCTGTTTTAACTCTTTTGAAATGGTTAATTATACTCTCAATTGCTTTAGATTGAGATACATAACTTTTATATAATTTCTCTCTTACTTCTAATAAGTTTGGTAGAGCCCCATTAATATCTGATACAGGTATACCCGTCTTTTTAAAAATTATATGTTTGAGAACATTATTATCAACGGTTTTAATTTTTTGGTAATTAGTTTGTTGTATATTATCTGAAATTTCAATTTTATTTTGCTCTTCTTTTACATGAGATGCATCTTCAAGTTTATATTCTTTAACAAGCTCTACCTTCTTTTTTTCTAGCTCATCGAGTTTCCTTCTCGTCTTAATAAACTCCTCATCAATATTCTGATTTTTTATCTTAACATATGCACCGCATTCATCTATTAAATTAATAGCTGCTGTAGGCTGAGATCTATCTGTAATATATCTAGAGCTCAAATCTATAGCATAATTTAAAACTTCTTTTTTATACTTTACACCGTGAAAATCCTCATACTGTTTTATATTACCAGATATAATATCGAGGGTTTCTTTTTTGTTAGTAGGTGATATATTTATTACTTCAAAGTTACTAACTATATAAGAGATTCTATCAATATGTTTTTTAAAATTATCAGTATCACATAATCCTATGAAATTGATATCATCAATTTCAAATAATTCGCTAAAATATTCTTCTATATTACTTGTACCTTCTATTCTTGTAATCAAAGAAATATCACTAATGAATAATATTATATTACTATTATTTTTTAAGAAGTCTTGAATTATTTCTATTCTACTTTCAAAGTCTCCTCGATATTTTGTACCACTAATTAACGACTTTAATTTTACTTCTAATATTGTTTTGTTGCATATACTTTCAGGAGCTTGTTTTTTGTATATACGACGAGCTATTTCATATACTATATCCTTTTTACCTACTCCTGGATCACCAGTAATAATTAAATTAGTATTATGCCTCTTTCCTAAGGTCATAAAAATCTTATTGTAGTCGATATCTCTTACAAACTTTACCGGTAAATTATCATTTTCAACCTCTTTAGAAATATCATCTAAATAAGGAGAAATAGATTCAGGTAAGCTCTTACTAATATGATTATCTATCTCTTCTCCAAACTCTTTCTTGATAATAACTTTTACACTATCAAAATCTAATCCATATTCTAACAATATACTTACAGCAACACCGTCATTATCATATAAAAGACTAAGGAATAAATGTATGACCTCTACTGTGTTTTTATTGAGCTTTTGAGATATACCTTTTGCAAATTCAATAATTTTTAAAACTCGAGGGGTGAATTCTATAACAGGGGATAGCTTTTGAGTTTTATTGATTTGATCTATGTTAAGTATAGAAGTAATTACTTCTTTTATATGCAGAGTGCTAACGTTGAGTTTAGTAAAAGTGTCATTTAAAGTACTATCATTACTCTCAATTAAACCGATCAGTAAATGTTCTGTACCTACATTTTTACTATTAAACTTTGTCGCGTATTCTTTTGATATTGTAAGTGCGCTTTGCGCGTTTTTGCTAAACTTCATTGCCCTTGATTCCCAAAGAGTTTATATCTCCTTACCTGTAAATGTACCTGTTGAGTTACTTATATCAGAAGCACTATTACTCCAGCTGGATGTTCCATTATATATATAACCAACAGAACCACCAGGAAATCTTGTTTTGAATTCATCTTGCAATGAAGCCCATTCAGAGCTACTATATACAATATCCCTTGTAGGGTCTCCTGGAGTATCACCACCTTGACCAGACTCTCCAAAATCACCACCATCTGCACCAGACATTATCTTAAAGAGAGTTTGATCTAAACCTACAACTGTGAGATCTATAGTACCACCAGCACCTCCTCCTGATGCATTTCCAGATACACCTGAAAACACAAACGTTTCTGTACTTTGGTATAAAGAACCTCCTTGGCCATTTCCACCAGGAACGATGCCTGCTCCTCCACCTCCGCCAGCGGATGCACTTAGAGCGTTTTCTATAGTTTCGAAAATATCAAAATCTGCTGCAGGAGCAAGCATCAAATTACCTGCTCCTCCTCCTCCTGCTCCTCCATAAATATAACCACTATTGTCAATAGATAGGGTTGCAAACCCTGATAAACTTATACTCATACCACCATCTTGACCTGTAGCCCCAGGAGCAGCTGTCTCTCGATATTTAACATAATCTGCATCAGAAATATCTACACCTGTGTCTCCTTGATACCATAAAATACCATCACCACCATCACCACCTTTACCTATAATGTATGATGTTGTAGGTACTATAATTTTTAAAATACTACCATCTACTAATGGATTAGAAATACCTTCAGAGTCAAAGTATATCGCACCAGTAGATATTGAAGGGCTATATACAGTTAAATTATCTGATAGGGTTAATGATGCAGATATAGGGTGAGTGGAACTGATAGACTTATATGTACTATCTGCTGAAAGAACTTCCCAGATGTTAGCACCACTAACTAAACCTGCATTGTAGGTAGAAATATTACTATCTAAATCTAACTCTATCTCAACTAAATTGGCAATAGAAACATTTTGTACTGTAATGCTACCAAGTGTGGAATCTTCGCTTGGATTTGTAACATTAATAGAAAAGGTCTCCCATCTTGAGTCACCAGCGTTCTTCGCAGCTGACATACTAAAATATACAGCGCTAATATTACTAGTAAATATAACAGAACCGTTACTAGATGAATTATGTATATTTTTAGCTGAGACTGCATTATTTCCTACACTAACAAAATCATCATTCGCAACTGTAGCATATGATGTAGGAACAGTATTAGAAGTATAATAATCTGTAATATGATTTACATCATCACTTGTAGTAGTAATATCATCAGTATATATATTACAGCTAACTTCATCTAAATATGTGCTATCAGAACTAGTTCTAATTAATGCAAAGTTTTTAATATCCCCTTCTTTCATTGAAGTAGGATTGCCAGATGATAGACTAATAGTATATGTTGGTACGGTAGGTTGAATAGTAGTTGTACGCTCGTAACTAGTTTGTTCTAATACTGCACCGGTATCAGGTTCACTAAGAACAATATCAACAGACTTATTAGTACTACCATAAAACTTTTTAGATTCTACTTCAAACTCTATCTCTGTTTCCCCGTCTGCAAAAGTAAGTTGTAAGGGTTCTGAAGAACTAATAAAATTTTTAATATCAGTTTCTACTGTATTTGTTCCTAAGGAATGATATATGTTTACTTTTCTAGTACCTGTTGATAGACTTCTTGTTATAGTATAAATAGCAGGGCTGTTTGCATTTACAGTTTGATCTAGTGTGGATATACTGATTAAATCATAGTTACCAATATCTGTTTTAGATGGTAGTACTTCAGGTACATTTACAGGTGGGTTTTGAGTAAGATAAGTTTCTTTTAGTATATTGAAAATATCAACCTGTTGATCATATAACTTTGATATTGTTCTATTTAAAACATCTGTTAATATAGGTTCATTTATACCAACATAAAAATCGTTACTAATGTTTAAAGATGCAGGTATATCAAATGTTGATTCTACTACAGTACTTAATTTAGGTACTCTTGTACTATCATATCTACCATAAACTTTTTTGTATATGTTTTCAAAAAATGAACTATGATTGTATATTATTTTTTCAGTTGTTTTATTGAAGGTAATTGAATTGACTAATTCTTGAGTGTCAATTTTGATATCATTAAATGTATAACAATTATTATAAAAATTAGTATGATATAATTTTTCTTGTATAGTTTGATCTTTATAAAACGTGATCTTAGTTTCACCAGAACTTAAAGATGTAAATAAAGCTAAATTATCTACCGCAGATATAGATGTAAAATCAGCACTATTAATTTTTTCTAAATTAACCTCGTTAAGATCAAAGTCGAAAACACCTATAGGCGTACTAAGGTTAGTTTTATAGAACTTAATTATTCTTTTATTTGTAACAACGTATATAACGTTTCTTTCTCTAGGACTGAATATGATTTTTTTGAAGTTCTTTTGCTCATCATAAACAGAATCTAACTGGCTACTATATAAACCATATGGTTTATAAGTCTCTTTATTACTAAAGTCAGTAGAGAAGGTAACAATAGATCCGTGCTTAGTTAAAATAAAAATTTTGCTTTGAAGAGATAAATCTGATTCTGAATCTACAGTTATACTTACTGGTATATCATCACCATTTAAAAATAAGTTTTTATCAACTAAATCTCTTTTAAAATTAAAGTTGAGATCATAAACTTTAATAGATAGATTACCATTATCTAAAACAAAAACCTCATCATTATATACTTTAAGACTTTCAGGATTAGTTAATTTATTTTTTCTATTAATTTTACCTTTACCACCAACAGTTTTAACTAAGTACCTACCAGGGTGTTTATTATCATCCAATCCTGTACGTTGTATTGCAGGATCATTATATAATATACCTGATATATCTAGTTTAAAAATTGTATTATTACCTTTATCTAATACAAATAAAAAGTCTCCAGATCTGTCTACTGAAACCACACTATCAAATTTGAAGTCTCTACCAAACTCAATTTCATTACCTGATAAAATACCAGACATTGAAGTGTAGTCACTATTGGTTTTGAATATATAACTCTTATCTGTCCCGTAGTTGAAAACTATATTATCTGTAGAATTGGGTGATTGTATAAAAAATACATCATTAACCGTAGATAAAGTTTTTGTACCAGTAACAGTTGTATTGATTGTCTGAAAGTTACTAGTAAGGGACTCGTTTAGTTGAAGACTCTTAACACCTAGAGTAGGTGAATCTGATGTATAAATTTCTGCGTTTGCAATTAAGAATAAGAAATTTGTATGTAATTTGAAAATTACATCATTGTATACATGATTTAAAAGATACTCATTGTGACTAATCTTGATATCATCCAGAGTGTAAGGTAAAGTATTTTGAGGGGTATCAAACTTCTCTAAAACTCTATCTTTTGAAAATCTAGAAACTACTTCTGGATAAATATTACTCATATTGAATTATTTATATTCATATTAACTCTCCTACCTACAGCAGGCTCGAGTTGGTTCTCTTTTAAATATTGATAAACTTGGGTAATGCTATCAAAAATTGCTATATTTGCATTGTTATCTATAAACAAATCACCGGTTTCAGTTTCTAATGTTTTAGATTGTTCGTCATATATGTATTTTATTGATGACATTAATAAGTATTTATATGGTTTCGAAACAAAATAAACAAGACCCAGTAAAAAAAGATACAGTAATAACAGCAGACTACATACTTAACCTATATCAAGAATCAAAAAAGATAAAAAATAAAAAAGCCCAAAGAGAGTTTGTGAAGGATGTAAAGAAACTTATACCCTACATTGGTCAAGATGTAACACTCGAAGTTTACGAGTGATTAATTTCTACGTACTATACCTACTAAATGAGCTTGACCACTTCCACCAGCAGCAGTCTGGCCTATATGTAAAACTAAGCTCTCTGTAGTAACATATGCATTAGGTATAATATGATGACCATGAGTAACTCTGTCCACTAATGTTGCTCCTGAAGTAGCATTAAGATTATACTCAAGTATAACATTACCATTTCTATTCTCATTGTAGTAACCAAAAAATCCTGCCTTATTTTCTCCATTAACAGAATAGAATTGGAAGTGAAACTCTTCAATTTCATCCCAAGTTAAATTATTATCTCCAGTCGCTGCTCTTAAATCTGTAATACTGATAGTATAAGGATAGTAGTTTGCGCTCAAAGTAAACGTAGATGAGTCCCCAGTGTAACCACCTGTCGTAGTTAAAGAAGCAGATACGCCTGCAGTAGCATTCGTACTATTACCCGCTGAATCTCCATATAAAGCTGTACCACCTGATTTACCTGCTGATAAAAACAACGCTGTGGTGGTGTTGTCTCCTAACTGAGCTACACTACTCAAAGCCTGTACAGTACCTGAACTATTAATACTTAAAGGAAAGAACTTAGAACCTGTAATTGTCTTTTGTGCGTTAGTAGCCACTCCTTGTAGAGTTACTGTGTCTTGAGTTTCTATAGTACCAACTAAAGTAACATTACCAGATATTGTACCACCATGGATCTTATCTGCAGGAATACTATCATCAGGAATATCGATAAATGAAATAGGGATACCAGAGTTAACATTAACCCAAGTTAAATCACCAGACGCACCGTCTCTAGCAGATAAAGCGTAAACAGCCCCTACAGCTGTATTAGGAGTACTAGTTGTACTAGTGGTTACGTAAGAATTGAAAGAACTTAAATAATATGCAGATGTAGAAACAAAAGCAAGGTCCCCTGGTTCAGCGCGTCCATCAGCTGTAACAGCTGTAAGGGTAGTAACATCACTACCCGCAGTAAGGAAAAAGGTTTTAGTTCCAAGTGAATTACCACCTAACGTACCACCATCCCCTACGAACACACGTATACCATCTGTAGAATAGCCTAATTCCCCTTCACAAAGCTCAGTACTGAGTCTACTAGTGTCTGTACCTCTACGTAGAAAAATTCTTGCTTTCTTGATATCTGCCATATAATATTATTTATCCTTTTAATAAATAATTACAATGAATCCGGAGCATTTTTATATTGAGGCAGATCAACAAACATCAGGCTTTATTATCAAGATAATAAACGCAAAAAATAATAGTGTGTTTAAGACTCACGGTTTTTCTGGTACTATTGTGAATCCACCTGTATTATCTGGAGATATAGTGACCTTTTCTTATAAGTCGAGTGTTACTACTTACTTAGCTATTCTCAATATTAAAACAGGTCAAAAGCGAGAAAAGGTATTGCAATAATTAATCTATTTCTTCAGGTCCTTTATCTTCGTGTATAACTGGTATAGCTGCTCCTGGGAAGTCTTCATTAGCTGCTTGACCTATCTTACGCACATCATCTTTATTCTTCATTAACTTGAGAGGTAAATTCTTGAATGGATGAGTATGTGGATATGCTTTTACTTTGTCGTCATTACTATCTGATAATAAAGTTATAGTACAAGTACCTTTGTTTTTATATCTTCGAGAATGGTTAGAGATTCTGCATCTGAATTTAAGACCTCCAAGCAGCTTACTGAATAATGTAATAGCTTCTGTTTCTTGTATTTCCACAGGAGCTGTTATATGTTGTACGCTAAGTTCTCCCTCTACATGCATAGCTCCACCAACAACGATATTTTGTTTAACCCCTAAGTTACCATCTACTACAACTTGTTTTTTATTTTTATTACGCAACATTAACATCTCTGCAGCAATATTAACAACTTTAGCATCGATATTAATTTCTTCCTCAGATACAATATTAGTTTGTTGACCAACTACATTAGTAATAGCTCCGCCTATATCTAAACCACCTACAGTTTTTATTGATACCCCTCCTGCTCCAACTTGAACGTTCCATTTATTGTTCACATTTTGTATCAAACTACCACCAGGTAGATCATCTACATGGACATACTCAAATAAAGATCTTTTCGCGAATGTCGGGGATACTCCTTTGTTGAAAACTAATACTTGATCGATATCAATTTTACCTGAGTCATCAACTCTTATAGAAGGAAAATCATTAAACACTAACCCAATATTTTCATATTTATTTTTAGTGATAGAAACAATCTCATTACCACCCATACCCATTTCTTTTTCGAGGTCAACTAACTGATTGTTTATTACTTTGAGTTTTTCTATTACAAACTCATCTTTTTCTTCTTTAGCCCATTCACCGTTAAATGTACTCGGACTATAACCCGTTCCATCGCAAACAGGACAAGAACCAGAGCCAAGCATATCACTAGTATCGTTAGGCAATACTAATAATGCGCTAGTATTATCATTAGTAGATGTTACATCGTCGAAATTGACAGCACTCTTACTACTATTATAAGATTGATGTACAATAGAACCAAACTCATATTTGTTATCCCATATTTTGTGCCTGTTTGTATCTTTACAAAGAGGGCAAGGACCGAATGTACCATCTTGAGTTTGAAAGGCACTTGTCTTTTTGAAAAAACCTTGCTCAGTTTCAATCTTTTTAGCTCTTTTTATTTCGAATAACTGTTTTGCATCTGCAACATTATCTAAAAGATCTTTGTATTGTTTAAATATATCAAATTTTTGATTCCCTATTTTAGTATACTTATCACCTATGCAAATAGAATCATAATCTCTTTGAGTGTATTCATTTTTATGACCCCTTATAGTTTCAAATTGATCACCTATAACTAATTTTTGGTCATTATTAACTGCAAACTCAATGTTTACATAGTTATTCAACTCTTTGAATGAACCACTGAAGTGAGTAAACTTTAAACTCTCTTTATTATCAGTATTGACTATTTCAAACGTGCCACCCTTTTGATTAATAACATATTTGTTGCGATATGTTTCTGTATTATGATTATAGTCTTGTAACCCAGAGTTTTTGTTTTCAAAGCTACCTGGGTAGTCTACCCCTGGATTGCTATTGTTTTGATATATAGATTTCCAATCTTCAGAGCCATGACTAACTGCAAAGTATACAGGGCTATTAGGATCTCCATCATCGAAAAATACCCAAACATGAGAACCTACATTAGGTATAGAAAATGATCCCTTAGCTGAATTACTATAAGTAGATGGAACATAATTATAACCATACTTATTTGCGTTTTCGAAAGGAGTTTCACTTGCATCAGTAAATGCGTCATTAACTTTTAAATTATTTAATTCATATTTTCTACCAGGTTTTTCTCCTATACCATCATTATTTAAACTATACTTTGTTTTAGTATAACTCTCATTGAAATTGTGATCATTAATATTATTACTATCAGATATAGTCGCATTTTGAGTATAGGCATTATATCTACCCGATCCTGATGTACCATTTAATGGAGCAGCACAAACAGCCCATGGTAAAATACCTTTCAGGTCTTCTACAATATCAGTTATATCACTGTTAATATTCTTACCTATAAATTTAAAACTCTTATCTTCATTAGATTCTGTCCATTTTAAATAAACAGAAGGACTAATATGAGGAACCCAAACTTTAATTTTACCACTCTTTTCCGGGTCATTGTTTTGTATAACTATACCTAAATAGTTACCATAATACTTTTTAGTATTTTTTAACGAACTAGTTTTACTTGCATTAATATATAAATCTTGGGACATAATATTAGTTTGCTTTATCTTCGTACCATTCTTGATTAGTAAAAAATTCTAACGGGCCTTCAAGCTCAGGTACTTGAGGTCCAGCTAATTCCGGTGCAACTGGGCCTTCGACTTTATCAGGTTTACCGAACATATCTTTCCATGGTACTGGAGTACCTTCTCTTGCGTCTATATTTTGCCTTATAGCTTCTTTATATATATCCGCTACTGCTTCATTTTTTACCTCCTCAGAAACTTCAGCTAACTTATCAGGGTCTGATTTTAATTTCCTCTTCATAGTGTTAGATATTTCATTATCTTCCCACTGAATCAAACCAGATGGTATAGCTTCTTGAGTACTAGTAGGGCTAGCAGGACTATTATTTACCAAATTAGCTGGAATAGTCTCTCCTACAGGCTCATCTTTTTGTAAACCTTCTTTTACACTATCTTTAGCTTTGTTAAACAAATCTTTATACTGACGAACTTGAGAAGGAGTTGCAGGTGATGCATCAGGGCATATTTTTTTAATAGCACTAGCTATTTTTTGTTTAAAACGCACGCGTTGATGTATGTTTAATTTGTCATAAGCTAATTTTCTCAAAGCATTATCGATTTTACTCTCAAGTTTGTTTTTAAGTTTGCCAAGCTCAGCATTAATAAATTGATCAAAGAACAATATTTTCTCAATTATAGGATTTTTATCTAAAAGATCCTTTATCGCTTTGTTTATACAACCCGCAATTTGAGCTTCTAATTGACTTATAGTACCTTGTATGAGACTAGTAACTTGACTTTTAAGATATTGTCCTGCTGATGCAACAACCTGACTCATCTTTATACCAGAAAGATTTCCAAGAGCGTTATTTATTGCATTTTTTGGATCAGCACCTAAAATTTGTTTAACTTGTCTTGGAGTTACTCTTTCCAAAACATTAGATGGAGCTAGCGTACTTTTTACAGTATCAGCTTGATCTTTAACAAAATTTCCTAAACTAAAAGCCATTATAAGTATTTAATCCTTGACCTTATATTGAGAATTCATATAATAGTAGCATGATTAAGGTATCGCATGAATCCCCTATAGCTCTATTAGAGAAATCTTTAGAATATAACGATTATCAGTATTGTCTTGTTCATCTTATGGAAGAACAACCTGAATATTGTGAATGGTTTCTAGAAAAATACAAAGCAATGCGCCCTGAAGGAGAAATCTTGCTTGATAATTCCATTTTTGAACTTGGTCACTCGTTTGATCCACAGAAATACATTGACTGGATCAGAAAAATCAATCCTAACTACTATATTGTACCTGATGTACTTGAAGATGCAGAAGGTACAATGGAATCCTGGGAGAAGTTTACTAGCGATTACATAGGACGACCGGAATGCTTGAGAATTGGTGCTGTTCAAGGTAAGACTTGGAAAGAAATCTCTGAATGTTATAAGTTTATGTCGGATAAGGCTGATTATATCGCTATCAGCTTTGACTTTAGTTACTATCAGCTCACAGGTAATGGTGAAACTAAACTCGAAAAGTTCACTTACGGTCGTCAACACTTAATTGAACGACTTGTTAGTGAAGGTATCTGGAATTATCGTAAACCGCATCACCTACTCGGCGCAAGTCTAGCACGAGAATTCTCACACTACCCTGGTAAATATAATATTCGTTCTGTTGATACTTCTAATCCTGTTGTAGCAGGTCTACTAGGTTATAGATACAATGGAGATCAAGGTTTAACTCACAAGCCATCTCAGTTGTTAGCTGATCTAATATCTGCTCAACCTAATGAAGATCAAGTAGAAGATATCATGTACAATACTAAAATGTTCAAACATATTCTAAAGCGTTATGTATAAAAAATGGGTAGCATTCTTCTCTCAAACTGGTAGTGAAATTGTTGAAATCAGCAAAGGCATAGGTAGATGGCCTGATTACGTAGTTACTAACCGTACAGACCTACAGGGGGTAAACAAGAAACTTGTAGATAGAATAGACGCAACCCCACCAGGACAAGACAGAGTAAGCTTAGTTCACATTCCTAAATGGCCAAAAGAGGTAGACTATATGAATATAGCCGACTATATGGGCTATAGTATACTTAATGAGAAGTGGAAAGAAGATGTACTAGTTACTCTACATGGATATTTGCGAATACTACCTCCTAACTTTTGTGATAAGACTAGAATCTTTAACGGTCATCCAGGTCTTATAACCGAGTATCCTGAATTAAAAGGTTTTAATCCTCAGGAAAAGGTATATAATAGTAAAATAAAATACGACAAAGTAGGGTGTGTTATACATAGAGTGATTCCTGAGCTAGACTCTGGAGAAGTAGTTGCAGTATCTGAAGTAGAAAATTGCTTTAAATCTCTAGAACAATTGATTGGAGGTTTACATGGTATGTCAGTAGAATTATGGAAAGAGTTTTTAGGTGATAAGTTATGATATATTCGTTTACAGGTGCTCAATCTACGGGTAAGACTACTTTGCTTAAACTTTGCAAAGAGAGACACAAGAACTTTAAGTATGTAGATGAAGTTACTAGAAAAATACATCGTGATGGTTTCGATATTAACAATACAGCTAACAATTATGATCAAACTCAGTTACTAATTTGTGAGGACCATCTACGTAATATCAGACTTAATGGTAAGTATCTACTAGATCGTTGTATTGTAGATGTATATGTTTATACTAGATACTTATTTGAACGTGAAAAAGTAAGTATAGAAACATATAGACTAACTAAATGTTTGTTAGATTGTTATGTTAATAAGTATGCTAAGATTTTTTATACAGATCCTAGAGATGTTAAGTTAGTAGACGATGGAGTAAGATCTGCAGATAAAGAATTTAGAGATAGTATTGTAGGCATTTATAATGCTATTGGTATTGAATGTTTTGATAACGTTATTAAACTATCAGGTACAGTAGAAGAAAGATATAATCAAATTAGACCATTTTTAGAACTATGAGTAAATTAGACAACAGCGCAATTAGCAAGCACCTAGGGCAATCAAGTCAGTATAAATCTACATACGACCCATCTCTTCTTGTGAGAGAACCTAGAGCGAACAATAGGACACATCTAAATATCGAAGATGATAGTCTCCCCTTTGTAGGATGTGATGTATGGAATGGATATGAAGTATCTGCATTGCTAGAATCAGGTCTCCCTACAGCTTTCGTGGCTAAAGTAGTTTATCCTTGTAATAGTAAATACATTGTAGAATCCAAATCTATGAAGCTTTATTGGAATAGCTTTAATATGGAGAAACTAGGTAAAGACGTCTGTGAGGTTTTTGGTAATATTAAGACAACTGCTGAAAAAGATTTAAGCGAACTACTAGAGACTGATGTAAAGGTACAATTATTTGATCCTATCAATCTAGAGAATAGAACCGGAGAGTTTTTGAGGGATCAACTATTGTATGAATGCTTAGAAGATAAGTTTGTTTCTCTTGACATTGAACAATACTCTGAAGACCCTACCATTTTACAGACTATTAGCTATGAAGAAAATAAAGAACTAAGAGTATTCTCTAAACTACTAAAAAGTAATTGTCGTGTTACTTCACAACCAGACTGGGGCGATGTATATGTTAAGATGAAGGGTAACTACTTACCCACTCATGATAGTTTGCTTAAGTATATCGTATCTTTTAGAGATGAATGTCACTTTCATGAAGAGATTTGTGAGACCATCTATAAGCGTTTATGGGATGAGTATAAGCCTATACAGCTATCTGTTACTTGTTTGTATGTAAGGCGTGGTGGTTGGGATATCAACCCTCAGCGATGCTCTCATGAACATTTGATCGAAGATAAGATGTGGAACGAAGAAGTTCCTTGGGCTAAGACAGGTAGACAGTAGTTTTACTACCCATATAAAAGGAAAGGCTCGCTTTCGCGAGCCTTTTTTGTTTTTAATTTATATTATCTGAATTACTGATATGCTTTATAGCCACCGATAGCGTCTTCTAATCCAGTTACAAACACAGTGTGATAGTAATTGGAAGCACCAAAGAGATGATCAACAACACCATAACGTGTTAGGAGACCAACCTTAGGATAGAATCCGTTAGGGTCGATAGAACGCTGAACCATAACAGGGATATAAGGACAGTAAATGATACCAGAATCATAATATTCTGGGCCCTTGTATCCAAGTAATGCGTACTCAACCTTAGTACCAGATCCCATATTGTAATTAGCTTCTGTACGAGTATCGCGATAGATATTGAAACGTCCACCTACATTACCGACTTTAGCAACACCAACAGGAGATGTATTAACATTACCTTCAACTGTCATCCAGCTGAATTCAGG